TAGATAATGACAAATTACAAAAAATTATAGAAGACCAAGAAATAGAAGGTGTTTTTCAAGATCAACTAAAATTACAAAAAATTATAGATAAGCAAGAAATAGAAGGTGTTTTTCAAGATGAACTAAAATTAAGAGAAATTCTAGTCCCCATTGCAGCAAAAGCAAAAGCAGAAGCAAAAGCAAAAGCAAAAGCAAAAGCAGAAGCAAAAGCAGCAGCAGAGAAAGCAGCAGCAGAGAAAGCAGCAGCAGAGAAAGCAGCAGCAGAGAAAGCAGCAGCAGAGAAAGCAGCAGCAGAAGCAGCAGCAGAGAAAGCAGCAGCAGAGAAAGCACCAGAAGCAGAATCAACCAGTTCCATAACCAAACTGATAATAGATAATGACAAATTACAAAAAATTATAGAAGACCAAGAAATAGAAGGTGTTTTTCAAGATCAACTAAAATTACAAGAGATAATTAGAAAAAATCAAGAGATAAAGGGAGTATTTCAAGATGAACTAAAATTAAGAGAAATTCTAGTCCCCATTGCAAAAGCAGCAACAGAAGCAGAAGAAGCAAAAGCAAAAGCAGAAAAAGCAAAAGCAGAAGCAGAAGCAGAAAAAGCAAAAGCAGCAGCAGAAGCAGCATCAGGTGCAAAAGCAGCAGCAGAAGCAGCATCAGGTGCAGAAGCAGAAATAATAAGAAAAAACAACTATCATACATATTTTAACAGGTTACATAATGCATACAATATTAAACTGGATAAGAATTTGTCTCAAACTATTTTTGGTGAGTTTTTTGATTATGTTAAAAAGACGGATGTGATTGATAGAATGAGTCAACAAGATCCAGGTGACTTTTTAACCGACCTTTTAACTACAAATAAGAAGGATATTGACCCTATGTTTGCTATAAAGATAACTAGTGAATTAGAGTGCAAAAGCGACCCAAAAAATAAGAATAGTACTAATATAATCAATAATTTTATATCTCAGAAATATTTTGACACATTTGGACAAAAAACTAGCGTAGTTATTGATGATGTAGCGTCTTGTGATGGTAAACAAGCTACCCAATATACAACCTATAGTATAGAAAATAGTACAAAGGTTATCTGGGTTGATACAATAAGGAGTGGTAGTGCCCCTATTGAGATAAACAAGTCGAAAATAAAAAATTTCGTATTATTTGCAGTTATATATGGTGGTCATCTAACTGAAAGTTCGCATTATATTGCACTAATAAAATCCAAGGACGACTGGTATATACATGACGATAATGAAGTTAAAAAATATAATGAATTTGCTAAAAATGATACTACACTACCGGCGGATCTAGAAGGCTTAAATAAACGTTACTTATTTTATATAAGAAGTGATGACATGGATAGTTTACCAAAAAAAAACCAAATAGGATTTGGTCAAAAAGGTGATTCTTGTTGGTTTGCTAGTATATTAAAGGTTCTTTTAAATTTACCTTCATTTAAACCCTATCTTAACGAGTCTGCGACAACGGGTGGTAGCGTTAAAAAGAAGAGGCGAACTAAAAAAAAACATACTAATAAAAAATTAACTGGTACACGTAAGCGATAACATTTAAATTAAGGGATAAAAGCCTCAGAGCATTTGTTATCAATGCATTGTCGCCGAATTTTTCTTTGCAATAGTTTTAGCCAAATAGTTTTAAATATAGCAACGTGTTCTAGACCAGGTAGTTCAACAATTTCAACAATATCTACCTCGTTAGTATCATACTCTTGTTGCATAAATTCATCACACTCAATAACTTCATCAATAAGATAATAGTTTTCAATAAAAGGTGTTGAATCAATTGTTTTGCCGTGATGCACAGTGTTAAAAGGTTCAGTTGTAGCAAGAGAGTACATGGTGTATCGTTAGTAGTAATATTAAAAATAACTTTCAATTTTAATATTAGTAGAGTATATATGGCACCTCGTCGTCGTAGTGGTACAAGATCTAAAAAATTATCCATAATGAACAATAAATGGTTTTTATATTTTTTGAGCATAGTAGCTGTAGGACAATTGGTTACGTATGGCATAGATGAAAAATGGGAGAGTACAGTTTTATTTGTAGTAATAGGATTACTTGCGCATAATTATACAAAGAATATGATATTTGTGCTATTATTAGCAATAATAGGTACTGGCATACTTACTTCCTTTATCAAATTCAATGAAGGATTTAAAGAAGGGGCAGATGAAGAGGAGGAAGAGGATGATGAGGATCAAGAGGAGATGAAAGGAACGGAAGAAAAGGAGGATCACTCCGATGACGAAGATGAAGATTTTACGTCGAATCATGTAGATAAAGCATCAACAATGTCTAAAAATTTAGAGAATATTAAAAGTATAGTAGGATCTGGAGGTATAAATAAGATGACGCGAGAAACAGCAGCGTTAATGAAGCAACAAAATCAAATGTTAGAAAATATGGAAAAAATGAAACCTCTTACAGAGCAAGCGGTAGGTTTAGTAGAAAAATTAGAAGGTTCTAGTTTAGTAAAAACTATGGCGTCTAATAAGGCAAAGTTTCAGAATGCGAGTAAGCAATTAGGTGCTTTAAATAATATAGCATAATATAGTAAATGAGTAGAAAATGTCCACCAGGTGTAATATGTATAGAAAACATGACTCTTAGTATATTAGCAATATGTTTTGTGTTATTAGGTATAATATTGTATATTAGTAAAAATCCTTTAATGGATACCACTACTACAGTATCCTCATCTGCACCCCCTTCGTTATATTTAGGAGAAACCAAGCGAATACCCATCAATATACCCACAAGTACCGTAGAAGAGAGTTTTTCGCAAGTTGGTTTTATAACACGTAGTAGTGGTGATGAGACAATATTACCGTTGTATGGTCGTTATATTTATAGAAGACGAGACAAGCAACAATATTATACATTATCGGACAAGCATCAATCGGTTCGGTTACCGGTCATGTATGAAGGTAAAAGTTGCATGCATGAGAATGGTTGTAATTCCTTGAGTAATGGCGATGTAGTATATGTAGAAGGTTACAATGATTCGTTTAAAGTAACTATGTATGAAAATCAGAATTTAAGATATATCCCTTCCCTATAAAAAATAAAATATTACTATATTTTATAATGCTATCTTTATTTGGAGGAAGTAAATCTCACCGTCAACAACGTCGCCGTTCGCAACGCAACCACCGCCGCAATCGCCGTTCGCAACGCAACCAACAAAACCGCCGCCGATCGCAACGCAACCAACGCGGAAGTGGCCAGAACCATCGCCGCCGCAACCGTTCGCAACGCCGCCGCCGCTAAACAACAAATAGTATAAACATATTCATTCTTTAGGTGAATATGTTTATTTTGCTTCCGCTTTTACCGTTATATCGTTACCTGTTATTACACGATCTTTTCCGCTTCCCTTTGAAATACTTTTAGCCCATTGTTCTAGGCTTTTTTTAGTGTTTACACATACTCTAACGGTTGTTCCTTTTTCCGTTTTTCCATCCTTACCTTTAACGTCTGCAGAAGTAGCATCAAAGCATACAGGTGTACCGGTATGAGATTTCATATTTTGCATAGCAAGTTGAACGTTACTTAATTTATTTTTAAGATCATTTATTTCAAGTAACAAATTTTTAACCGATTTTTTGCTTTGTTTTTTCTCTTGTTTCTCTTGTTTCTCTTGTTTCTCTTTATGTTTATGTTTATGACTACTAATAAGTTTTTTAAATTTATCAGCTTCTTTGCTAGACATTTTCATAGAATTTATTAATTTACCAATAGCATTACTATTATACTTAGATAGATCATCAAAAGAATATATTTTATGGCTAACTAAAATTTTAGCATTTTTATAGTTTCTTACTAGATTAGATACATTATTACGTTTTAAATCTCTTAAAAGTTTTTTAATAACTTGATTTTGACTAGCGTTTTTCCTTCTTTGCCGATCTTTTATTTCATCGGCAGATATCTTCATTGATTTACCTCCTTTAAATATAGGGTTAGTACCTCCTAATTGTCTTTGGATTTTAGGTTTGTCTAAATACTTGTGTTTTTGTTTTTCGTATAATTTAACTGTTTTAAAAAGAAGATTAGTCGAGTGTTTATTTTTAGCACTTTTTCTTAATCTACGGTGATTTTTTTTATATATTTTTCTACTTGCATTACCAAAATTTTGTTTTTTTTTCATGTTTTTTTTACTATAATTCATAATATATATATTATAGATTATAAATTAATAATTATAATTTATAATATATATATCAATAATGACAACATGTGGAGACAATTGTGTATTCCCAGTAGCAAAATTATCTAGTGAATCCATGCAAACATGTGATCAAAAATGTTCTTATTTTGGGAATTATTCTAAATTAAGTGAAAATAATACCATTGTAAATGATGCGCCTTATACCATGGGTAAAGTAATGTATAGAGGTAAAAGCGATGTTATCTTTAATGGAATATCCTATAGTAATACGGATGATAATAATAATATAGAAATCTCTATAACCTTACCATTGCATACTTTTGATGCTTCTGCTAATCATGGAGTTGGAGAACTTATCATCATGCATCAAAAAAACAACACTGGCGTTGCTCCGTTATGGGTATGTATTCCAATTGTAAATTCAAGTATTCAAGGTGGAAGTACAGGAACAAGACCAGGAGGTGCTGCTATAATAGAAGATATGATAGATAATTTACCGGGTGTTCCATATATTGCAAAAGGACAAAAAGATGATAGTGGAGGAACAAAAGGAAATAGGATTTTGGTAAGGAGAGGAGATAATTCAACCCAAGGATACTCCGATTTTACCTTTAAAACGTCATCTTCTTCGGCACATAGACACACAGATGAGCAAGGTGGGGCAAAGCATCGTCATTATCACGTACCAGGAGTAGGTCATGCAGGCGCCGATGAATCAGAAGCAGCATTCATGGATGCCTATACATCAGGTTCAACACAAATATCAAATCAAAATACCTTGGGTAATTCATTTAAGTTAAATGATGTTATTCCGTTGGCACCATACTATTTTTACACAGGTGTATTTAATAGCACAAGCGGCGTAACTTATGATACTTGTAGTAATATTGATAATATAGTATTAAATGTAGTAGTATTTGATTTAAAAGATGGTATACCTATATCAAGTGTATATGCCACTAAATTACAAACTATATATGAAACAGGATCTAGTACTACTGGTTATCCTTTATTAATGAGTCATAATTATAAACCTATACCTGATACTTATAACAATGTAAGTTATCATACAAATCCTTTTACGAATGCAGAGGCAGATGATATATATATAGATTGCAGTCCAGTAAATTTTAAAAATGACGATACTAAAACTACCGTATTAGAAAGTACCACAACAAATAATACTTTAGATGCGGGATCATCTGTAGCAGATGTAGTACTTTCCTTTGTGAATAGTAGTTTTTTTGCCATTATCATAGGTGTTATACTTATGTTTATTGTATATAAGACCGGTAGATTTTTATTAAAATTTGTCTTTGGTAAACAATCCATGCCTAATCCAGGTGATATGATGGGACATACAAATAATCCATCTGATTCTAAATAAAATATTCGTGTAATATACAATGAGTCGTTATACTCAAAAAGGCGCTGGAAAACGGAAACGTAGATCTCACACGAAACGTAGATCCCACACGAAACGTAGATCCCACACGAAACGTAGATCTGCATGTGTAAAATGTCGTACCCGCGTAAGAGGATATAAAAAATATTGTGCGCGTTGTAGACCTAAAAAATATCGTGGAGGTGCTAAAAAGGGGGCTTATGTACAAAACACCGTAGGATATTCCATAGATACAAGCAAGAGGTTACGAGGTAATGAAATTGCATTGGCTAATCCGCCTCTCTATAAACCTTATGTCTAATAGTATTATAGTTCAATAAGACATTTATATTCTTTTTTAGCAGGAGTTTTGCGGGTAGTATAATTATAAGGTGTAAAGGTAGGATAATGTTGATAAGTGCATTGAATGATTGTATAGCGATTTCGTTTATAGAATGATTCTCTTTTTTTACTTTGATTTTTAAAAGTCTTATGTTGATCTACAATATCCACTACTATAGTTTGTTCATGCTTAATTCTAAGTATACGTCCCACTGCTTGTGTCACATCACTGCGTGGTGTTGCTAATACCAAACAACTCAGTGTTTTGATATCAAGTGCTTCTTCTGCCATAGCATAGGTGCCAAGTATAATACGTTTGCTTTCTGAAAATTTCAGTTCAGTTTGCTTCATACCGCCGACATAATAACCTACCGTATCAAATTGTCTATGTTCAATGGCTTTATATAGATATTCTAGAAGGGATTTATTGTGTGCAAGAATCATAATTTGTTTATTTTTTGCATCATCACAAAGGTCTTTTAGAATGCGTAAGATGGCTTCAGAGCGAGGGTTAAATTCGCATAGTTTTTTAATCATGGCAGAGTATTGCGTTTGACCACGATAATTTAATATTTCTTCCGTGAACTCCTCGTCTTGATTTTCGTAAAATACTTGTTGTATAGTAACTTGATCGTCGTCTGTATTTCGCTTCATTGCATAAGCAACTTCTCCTAGAAACAATTTAAATATTTTAGTAAGTCCGTCTTTCCGTTTCATGGTAGCGGATAACCCCAGCATATGTTTAGTAACAATGGAAAACAACGCATTACTAAACACTTCTGCTCCCATATGATGGGTTTCGTCTACTACTGTTAAACCAAAGGATTCAAATATACACGGATCCAATACTTTCATGGAAAGGGTTTGAAGCATACCAATCACTATATCTTTATCGTCTATATCAACAACTGGTCCTTGAATTTTTCCGATACGCGCATCAGGTAGAAATTCTTGTATACGTTCTTTCCACTGTTGCAAAAGAAAGTCTTTGTGTACAATCACTAGGGTTTTCTTACTTAAACGACTTATAATATTTAAAGCACAAACTGTTTTACCAAAACCACATGGAATATCTAACAAAGCACAATCGTGTTGCTTGGCGTGTTGTAAATAACTATCCACAATGGTATATTGAAAATCACGTAAGGATCCTTTAAAATCAAGTTGAATGGAATCGCCATCGCCGATAGTGTAGTTTTCGGGAGGTCCAAACTGTTGAACCCCGTAAAAGCGTGGTACATATAATTTCATGGTGGATTCTCGGTACACAGGAAATGATTTAACTTCATTACCTATGCTGTATTGAAGTTGAGGTTTTGCAGTTAAATCATTTTTAATCTGTTGCTGTTGTTGTGGTGTTAGATTACTTTTTAGGATACTATATCCTTTAGGACCTATATAATGATTCATGCTACATTTGTTATGAAATAGAATATATATTTCAATTTACTATAAAAATAATATGAATATAGAGTATATGGCGAAAAATTTAGGTGTTGAACTAGGAAAACAAATGAAAAAATTTTCCCTTATTCAAGCAATAGTTTTATGTATAGTTTTATTATTTATACTATATGATACACCATTACCCTCTGAAATAGAAAATTTGGTTCAAGAACCTTTCGGCAAATTTATCTTATTGATAGTTGTATTAGGTTGTTTTGCTAGTTTTGGTATTATAGTTGGATTTTTAGCAATGTTAGGAGCTTATGAAATACTTAGACGAAGTGGTGAAACGAACGAAGCGCGAATTACAAATAAGTTAATGAAAACACCTTCTAAAGCGTATGATGATAACCAATCCTTAAGTGCCATGAATCAATTTCCAATTACCTTGGAAGAAGAAGTGATTCATAAAATGGTCCCCTTGGCAAAAGGAGATTTGCCTAAAAAAACGTATAAACCTACGGTATCCGAAATAGATGGTACTACAGACTATTAAGGTTCAAACAAGATACGTTCATCCCTGCCGGTGTCTTGCATAATTTTAAGAAGACATTTAAGTTTATCTTTATAGAATTGTTGGCGAGAGTCTACTAGAATAGAATCAGGAATCCTAGGATATTTTTTAGTAATATGTATATATTTCATAATACATTGTTGAAATATACGTTCTTCTTTATTATGATCATTGGTATGAAAAATATCAAATCTATTTTCAATATACTGATAATAGATGTGTTTGTTTAGAATAATGGTTTGATTGTCTTGGATTAGTTTGCTGGTTGGCGAATAAGATAAATATTTCATAATAAGATATTGAATCTCAATCGGTAGTTTACATAGATATAGCATAGTTGTGCTATACTATATCTATTACTTTAATATTTAATTACGTGTAAATCAATGTAAACTTTTTAAAAGGACATTGTCATATTAGATTTCATTAGTATCCACTGTAAATGTGTGAGTGTCGTCGTCGTTACGCAACGGGAGAAAACCGCCGCCAGGAATAAGGCCGCTTGCATTCTTGGTCCCCTTGATTGTTGTGTCCAGTCCCGTCACCGGCAGATCCTCCAGTTCTTGTACACTATTCATAACATTAGTTATTGCTTCATTGGATTCACGTGCAATATCGGTTTGACGCTTGAGCAGAGCATCAATAAAATTCTTTTTGTTATCATCGTTTTTAATATCATTTAATTCTATGGTCATATCTGTATTCGCCCCTTTTTCCCCAAAAACTACCTTTAAGTTTTCTCCCTCGACCCCACAAAGTAGTACATTGACCTTCTCCGGTCCCTGTTCACTTTTACTTGCGTTAGGTTGGATATAAGTTATTACTTTTTTTGTTATATTATACGTTACCTTAGCTTCCCCCTCAGGGCCTAACTTAATAGCATCGCAGGTAACGATATCATCATCACCATCACCGCCACCACCGCCACCACCACCACCACCACCGCCACCAGTACTGCCACCGGCATCACCATCGCCACCACCACCGACAGGTTGACCACCGCCGCCGGCCGTTTTTAAATAACCAAACTTCTCGTCAATAAATTTAGCGTCTATACCATCAATACCATCAACATCTTTAAAAGCATTGATTTGTAATAGAGCAGTGTTATTTTGATCTTCAGTTCCGCTAGGTCCAGCGGCTTGCTGTGCTTCTTTGTTAAGTCTCGCCGCGGGTGATGGAGACTTGTCGTTGATCTTTTCTACTAACAGCGTGATATTTGCTGTTCTATTGGACCGCCCCGTAAATGCTCCTATGGTATTCTGTTTTTTTTGTTTTTCTGCCAGTATTGTAAACAAGTCCACTATGGACTTATCATTTAAGTCTTTTCCCGTAAGTAGCGCTCCGCCTTTAAGTTTTCGTGTAGCGTTTTGTTTTTTGCGTCGTTGTTTTTTAGAAAGTTGTTTTTTACTAAATTTCACCATTCTTATATAATACCTACATATAATTTAATTACTTATTCGGCATTTTATTTAAAATATCAAGTTTATCAATTGTTTTTTCAAGATTTGATTTAACAGTAGTATTTTGAAATAAATAGCCAGTGTTTGGCGCTCGTTCGTTTTTTTTAACTTGTTTGTACAATAAATGGGTATGTTTATTTACATTTTCAATGACGTGTTTATTACTAAACAAAGGGACATTTGTATTAACGTGTTCGCATAACAGGGTAGCGGCAAAGTATAGGCAGAATTTTCGTCTTTTTTTGCATGCAGGAGTAAATTTTAGGCAAAAAAGATCAAGAAGTTCTCGCAAAATTTTTTGTATGATTGGTGTATGATTTTTCCCTTGTTCTAATATGCATTCCCATACAATCCATATGATATCTTTTTGAAATTTATTAGGCACTTTTGGGAAACTCCGTGTATTACATTCAAACACTTCCTTTTTCTTTTTACAAAAACATTCAAATTCCAGAATCCATTCAATCCAATAGCATGCTAAAACAGATTGTTTACATTGTTTATCAATGCAATAGGCGAATTCATTAAGAGGAATAAAAAATTCCTTAGGATCACCTTGTTGAAACACTTTATCTAGATAATGTACGGACGGTGCTTTTAATTTTTCGCTTAAGATGCTCATATTAAAGTCTTCCGTTTTCACTTTAATAGATTCATAGGAGTGTTTTTTCATGGAAATGCATAACACACATATAATTTCATTAAATAGTTTTCTAATTTTATCATTATTGCGCATGGCGAGTTCATTGTTTACGTAACCAAGACTAACAATTTCTTTAAAATGTTGAAAACGTAGGTTAATATAAGCAGGGAGCATGGGGTTTCCTAAATGTATATGTTTGCAAGCATAATAAAGAATAAGTTCCCATAGTTCCATAAAATGTCCAGCGCAAATCAATTCCGTAGTCCAATAGCAAGAGTTTTCTATTTTTCCTTTAAACATATCATTTAGTAATTGTTTTTTCACTTCCGATTTTTTGTAATTAGAAAACGTAAAGGATTGAAACTCTTTTTTGCTTCTTACATCATTAATTTCATATTCATTCATATAAAACGAAATATAAAAAAAATATAATCAATTATCATATATAATGAAATTAACCACAAAAGTAAAACAAGTATATCGTTGGTTTTTAAAATCGTCCATATGGGTAAAGATATTAGTAGGAATTATAATATTAATTGTAGTATATTTACTATTTGATTTAGGTCCCGATCGCAGAGAATCTTTTATTACTACGGATAAGAAATTTGTCTACAAAAAAGGTGATGACATCTATGATTCTTTTTATGCAAATATATATGATTTATTAGTGTTTAATCAAGTTAAAAACGATTACGAATTCTCTGAATTTAAAGAGAAGACTTCTCCTACTACAACAAGTGTTATATTAGATATAGGTTCTGGTACAGGACACCATGTAAACAATATGGCGAAGAAAGGGTATGATGTACAGGGCATAGATAAATCAAGATCCATGGTAAAAATGGCGAGAAAAAAGTATCCCGACTGTACTTTTGTCGTTGGCGATGTAATGGATACCTTAAACTATTCTCCTTCTACTTTTACACATATCACTTGTTTTTACTTTACGATATATTATATCAAAGACAAGTTTACTTTTTTCAAGAATTGTTATACATGGTTGATGCCAGGAGGCTATTTGGTCATTCATTTAGTGGATAGAACTAAATTTAATCCTATACTAGAAGCAGGTGATCCGTTAACCTTAATATCCGCGCAAAAATATGCCCCACGGCGTATTACGAATACTTATGTAACCTTTAAGGATTATGATTATAAGTCTAATTTCAGATTAGATGAAAGTCAAGATAAGGCGTATATGGAAGAATTTTTCGTAGATAAGACCAAAGAAAAGGCCATGAAAAATGAGCATGAGTTATTTATGCCGAGTCAAAAAGCCGTATTAAATCAGGCGAAGCGAGCAGGATTTATTTTAAATGCAAAAATGGATATGGTAGAAGTAGAGTATGAATATCAGTATCTTTATGTATTACAGAAGCCCGGTTAAAGAAAGGATAAAGCTTCTAGAAAGGCTATATCAATATGTTGTAATTTCCATGAATCATTATTTGTTATGTTTTCCAACGTAGAATCCGATATATAGGAACCCATACTATTATGGAATCGTGATAATTTATCATAGGACCACTTACTAGTATCCCATTTGTCGTCTATTGTGATTACAATACAAGACGTTTTTTGTTGTAACGTCTTGTATTCATTTCTTTCAAGTATCATACGAATATAACCGAATTTCTTAGCTAAATGCATGGTAAGAAAGATACCTATCGCCATGTCCTGAATCACCACCAAACATAAATTCGGATTGTAGAGCGCATTGTATGTATTTTCAATGTCATCCGTGGTATTGTCGTATCCATTAGGAACCACAAAATGGGTAACATGAAGTAGATGTTTTGTTTTGTAGTAATGTTGTTGAATGCTCATAGGTGTTAGGATAACAATTCTGCATTATAGTTATAGTTGTTTCAATTTATACAGTATCAAATTCATCGCGGCAAAGGGGGCAACTTTCTTCGCGACCAAACCATTCTTCTATACAAATTTGGTGAAATCTATGACCACAAAGTAAGGTAATCACCCCTTTTTCTTCATCATCTAGACATATAGAGCAAGAAAAAGTTTCTATATGTAGAGGAGATTTCACCACTTGGGTTGTATATAATCTAGAGAAATCAGGGGGGTCTTGTATAATTACTCGTAGGTTTCTATTTCTAGGTTGAACCATATTAACTTCTTGCATAGGAAATATTTGATCATCCATGGATTGATTGGTTTTACATGTAAAACTAACACATTTAACAAATATAGGAATACTTATAAGTGACACACTTACTTTCCAGCAACTTTTACATGTTAAAGCAATAAAAGCACATATAAGAACATACGCACCTATCATAGCTTGTTTACCGTCATTATTCATGGATATACTAGTATAACTTTCTATTTTTATTAAAATGATAAAAACCACCTAAACTAGAAATAATAGTAAAACTAGTAAAATATAATTTTTTACCATTAATTCCGTATGTTTTCTCAACTGGTGTGTTTCTAATATAGTTACAAATACTATAACCTATAACAGGGTAAATTAAGTTTCGTCCACAACTCTTTTCAATTTGGTGTCGTTGTTTGTATAGCATATATAATGGTAAATGATGACCAATAATGTCTATCCAGAAAGCGTATTTGTAGGGTACAAGTACTCGTTCGTTGTTGTAGTTAATTTTTAATTTTCTAGGATAAATATGAATAAGAAATCCGCCCATAGCACTAGTGGCAATAATAGAACCTGCTAAAGAATAATTTAATTTTGTTAGTTTTAATTGAGATAATCCCCACCATGAGAAATTCCACATGGACCAAAATTCTAGCATAGCGATTTATATATAGATAGACATAAATTGAATTTAAAATCTTAATGTATTTAAAAGTAAACCGTCCATGCAAATTGGAGACCAACTTCTCTTAGATTTAACATCATCCGACAAACCGTGTAATTTGTATCCAATCATGACCTTGATCTGTGAATATGTAGAAGATACAGATACGTATCCGATAAAGAGGTTGATGGGTTATTTATTGGGAACTTCTTGTAGAATAAGGCGACCGCCTGGGTGTATACAGATAGTTTACAAAGGAAATCCATATTGGAGAGACGGTTGGAATAACTTGTATTCTAACCGTACGTGTAGAAAAGTAGGAATCTTTTATCCACAGACTGGATGGGCTAGCATAAGAGATAACTAATCTCTTGTGGCGAAAATATGAAAAAACGTCTTTTTTCATAAATTGAAAAACTTTTTCTTGATTGTAGGATAAGTACCACACAACAATCATGTCCGCTCGTACGATTCAGATTCCCGCACTATGTATTCCTCGTGTGTTCCATCGCGTTACCGACCGCGTGATTTACGGAACATTTGAGCGTTTATTCGGCAGGGCTTGCATCGCAGATCTGACCATGTTACCGCGCCAGGACCGAAACACCAGCGAACCTTACTACCTCGTGTTCATTCATTTCAACGCATATACACCTCAAGTGCTACTTCCGCGCAGCGCGAGCGTTTCGCCGACTCTTGAATTCACCGACAACGGGGTCGTAGAAACAGCAGAATTCGTGGAAGACGATATCTTCCAGCGCATCTCCTCATTCATCACGCAACTCGGGCAAGATAAAGAAGTTCGCATTGAGTACCGTGCGCCGTACTTCTTCAAGGTTACCAAGTATGTTCAGCGCAAGCCTCGTGCGGCACCGCAACCGCAGATTCTTCCATCGGAAGAATCGTGTGCAACTCCTGCTCGTTCTCCTCTGCCTCTTTACGGACAAGGGAATCAGAATATCGATGAATATATCAAGAAGATGAAACCTATGGAGCGGTGGTTGAAATTGAATGAGGTGAAAACCGTATTAGCAGAATTCAGCGAAAGCAAAAGCGAACGTGGGGAGTCACCTGAAATATTGAGTCGTCTGGAGGAACGCTGGGTGCAGGCGAGGGGGTGGGAGTTGAAGAGAAAGGAGCGTGAATGGGCACAAGTTCCCAAGAAAATCCAGGAACTAGTGTTCGACGAGTTCCCTCCGGGAGAACGGATAATTAACACGCCACGGAAGAGCGAAGAGGAGTTCCGGCAGATGTTGGTCAACAAGTTTAATAGGGGAGAGTTGTAGAAAAAGAAAAAATCGCGCGCGCTCTTTTGTTTAGAACTGTTGTTTAGAATATTTTTAATGTATAAATTGACACTAAAAAATATATTTGTAGTGAATGACAACCAACACTTATAAGATGGAGCAACAAATGATAGATGCGATGGCAAACTATCACAAAACCGCGACCTCATACTATGAATCTGGCGTCTTTGACGATGATATAGAGCAAGCGGTTTCAGCGTATCATGACTATGTAACAACCAAGCAGGCGATAAGTGTGTATTTGCCAACATCGCAGGCGACGTTTCAAGTGAAATCGGGATTTATGGATCCTAAAGAAGTAGAGGTGATATTTCAACCACCGAGCAAAGGTCCATTTAGATCCGAGATTAGTTTCACTCCCAATAGTGAAGAATCATTGCGAGAGTTTTTGATGCATCGTTTTACATAAGTATCTTAAGATTGTTTATTGGATTCGTAGGTAACAAACATACCCCAAGTATACCCTAAATTTTGGATATCATCGCCGTATATTTTTTCCACGAGTCGTTTAATAGTGGCATTATAGAATAATGTATAATCGTTAGGAATATTATCTTTAAAATGTTCCCATTTATCATTCCCTATAAAATAATTTATTTTATTAGATTTTTTTTTCATGTTTTGATTATTGTATGGTTTAAAATGTAACTTAAATTTTCTATTAATTTTTTCAAGGTCATCATTTAAATATTCCATTTTTACAGTAGTTATAAATTTATAATTATTTTTATAAAAGGTTTGTAGATTATGATGAGGATTAGATGGAATTTGTCCTGCATGTAAACGAGTTAAAAAATCTTGAAATGATATATTTTTATGTTTTTCTGGTAAATATTTACTATACATACCGTGTAAATAACTGCTAACCGCTCTTCTATATGGATTTACACAAAATTGTATGTATTTTCTACGTGGTATAATGTGTATAGATTGTTGTTTAAGTTGTTGTTGTTGTTGTTGTTGTTGGTACTTTTTTCTATAGACGTGAATCCAATTAGATTTTTCTAACGCTTCTTGTAATAAATTTTCATGATCAAAATACATACAATTAACGGTTGTACAAGCGGCTTTTGCGCACCATATTACAATAATACGTTGTTTAGGAATGATATGATATTTTTCATTATAAGGTAATTTCATATTTACTAATAGATAATATAAATATTTAAAAAAAGAAAAATATTACATAACATGCATAGTTATTATAAAAAAATTATATTATGGTTAATACTAAATACACTAACTACAGTTTGTTTTACGTATATAGTAACTTGGGATGTAAGACAGATGTCAGTATTAACAAGTGGACAGGCAGTGATAATTCTCACTGTTTATCCACCCTTTGAATATTATTATACATGGACACCTGAACCTCCATGGTGTACAATCACAGAGTAAAGCGTTTATTGAACATATACAATTTCTATAAAGGTAGCATATGTTAATAGTATATTACCTTTTGGGGATAGTCTTATTATTTATAGTGGTGCATCTTTTAATACGATTATACCTACCCTTTTGGTCAAAGCAACCGGTGTTTCATGTATATGATGTGCCTTATTATTTTTTCTCGCCAATGATACTATCAGAGTCTCTACCTAATTTGGATGGTAAATATGTAAATATGAAAAATATTATAGTAAAATATGGAAATGAAGAAAACAAACCACACCAAGATGCCATGACTACTTTGTTAAGAGAACATTATTTGCGAGACAAAAGGTTAAATTACTTACCAGAAAACAAGAATATAGAACCATATTTAGAGTTAAACGATGTAATTATTCTTTACTATTATTACGCGGATACTATAATAGGAACTATAACATTGCGTCCCATAGACTGTATTTTAGACGGAAATACTTTATATTTGCAGTATGTAGACTATTTGTGTGTACATAAGGACCATCGTAAGAAAGGAATAGCACAGCAATTAATAGGAACATTGTATTATTATCAGCGTCACAATAGTTATTATAAGGTATCTTTATTTAAAAATGAAGGTAAGCAACGGGCCATAATACCATTTGCGCTCTATGAATCCTATCGTATAACCTTAAAAAAGGTTCCTCACTTAAAATTGCATCCCGAGTATACGTTTACCAAAGTTACGGATAAGACGATGTACAAGTTATATGAATTATTTTCTCAAATAAAATCAGATTTTCGTTATTATATATCAGTAAATCTAACAAATTTGTTGCTGTTGATTACCACGGGCAATATAGAAATGTATTATTTGTCTCATAAAGATACTATATTAGCTTTATATTATGTAAGAAATTCTCAATGTTATAACGAGGACAAAAAAATAGTAAAAGAGATTTATTGTAGTTATAAAGCGCCAGGATGTAGTAACGAGTATTTTCAAAATGGTTTCCAGATCTTATTGTATAAGTTGCATGAGCAATCTAGCGAGTGTATAATAGAGAATGTAGGACATACCATAAAATTAGTAGATTGGTTAAAGGTTAGTGGTTATATACTGAAGTCAGATATGTATTTAGTAGGATTTTATTTATATAATTATTTGCATAATACGGTAGAATCAAAAGAGTTGTTTATAAATATTTAATTATAGTTTAGTAAAGAAAAATAATAATATAGATATTTTATATTATGGATTCATCATCACCAAAAAGTAAATCTGATACAATTTATAGTTTTGTAGATAGTATAAAAAAATCAGTTGTGTCAGGATCTACAAAAGTAAGCGACATGGTGAAGTCAAACAAAACCTCTCCTGACACCCCCTCTCCTTTGATGTTAACAGAAGATTTACAAAAGATGTCTCTATCGCCGAAAAATACTTCAAGTCCATTAGTAGATAGTGTATCATTAGGCACAGATAAAAGTTCATTATTTGGTAGTAGTCCAAAGGATAGTAGTAGTAGTAGTACGTTACCGGAGAGTTCATGGTTGAATGTAGGAAAAACCGGTAGAATAGGGATAAAGGTATTATTAGTTGTAGTATTGTTAGGATTTATTGGTATAAATATATTTGTTTATTTAGGATTTTCTCTAAATAAAATTTATGAATTATTAGATAAGTTTATAAATAGTATTAAATCATTATTATCAGGCAACAAACCAAACCCCCCACCGAAAGGCAAACCCACGCCGAAAGGCAACCCCCCGCCGAAAGGCAAACCCCCACCGAAAGGCAAGTCCCCTCCGCAAGACAAGCCAAAAACGATAAAAGATTTAGTGGATGATCTAGAGGATGCCGCGCCACCGCGAGAAAAAAAAGGCGAAGTAAAACCAGATGAGGATCGTACGTCTATACATAGTTCAGGGAAATCAGGATATTGTAATGTCGGTAGTTGGAAAGGAATACGTAGTTGTGTAAAGGTTGCTAAAGCAAGTGAATGTATTTCAGGTGATATTTTCCCCACCAAAGACATTTGTATTAATCCTAATTTAAGGCATTAAGATGTATCTATATGTTCTTTGCTGTAAGTCCATGTAGTATGTCCGGATGTCGGAATAATACGACTATCATTAAGAATAGATTTTGCGTTTATCATAGAGTCGGTTACTTCTAAATCCCATGTATTTCCGGGGACGTCAGATGCGGTAGGAGGGTTATAGCCCGTACATTTTTTAATTTTACTAATACTATTATTAGTATTTTTAGCGTAGAAAGAAAATTTATCCGTTTTTTTTTTAAAACCGCTATTACTAGGACTGCTATATTGAAGAATTTGATATTTTTTCAATTTTTGATATTCATTTAAATCATCAGGACAAGATGGGTATGTAAATCTAAACCAGTACTTACTAGCCATATATAGTACAATAATATATAAAAGATAATTTACTATTGTACAACCGCATTGTTATCGCTAAAATACCATCGTAATGATAAATAGGGAGGATAGTTAGTTTTATAGCTAGAAACATTTCCTCCAGAGGTTTTAGGTTTTGTTTTAGCTATATCCATGATTTTACCAGGTGATATAGCACGTGCAAAATAACGTAATTCAGAAGTATAACCAGAGAAACCGCCATTGGCGGTTAAAAATACATTTCCATAATTTTGTTTAGGAACATCCGTAAGTTCGTATCGTTTAACGATACTACCGTTGATGTAAACATCAAGTATATTTTGTTGGCAGCGAATAACAACATTCACCCATTTATTTAATGGAATGTCTGGTACATAGATGGTTTCAAGAATATCTTCATAGGTGTTCATTACGATAACAAATTGATTTTTCTTCCAGTCGATATATAATCCAGGCGCATTATTAGGCCAATTCATACCAGTTTGGAAGTTAGAGAATGGTTTTGTTGTGTCACCAGTTTCATCAAAATCTTGATTACCTTTATGGAATACGTGTAATAAGTCTCTGTTTGTATCAGTGTCAGTCGGTTTAATATATAACCATACAGACCAACTAAATTCAATACCGTGTTTCTTATTATCAGACCTATTTACGGTAATAGAACCTTTTGTATGAGGATTTTGTTTAATCACAAAATATTGACTAGCGTCGTTTATATTTTTTGTTAAATAAACTTCTTGTTTTGGACCTAAGAAATAATCTAAAATATAAACACCTAAATGATATAGTCCAATAAATACAATCACTACTAAAATAATAAATGCAAATTTAGTTACATTATTGTTAGACGACATAAAATCTTTCATTTTACCACCACCACCACCACCACCACCACCTGGCGAGGGTGAAGAAGCACTAGGACCTTTGGATACTGCTGTACTCATTATTTATATATATATAAATAATATTAAATTGTAAACTCCCCTTTCTCTTGTCCATTAGTCATAAATACAAATTTCAATTGATATTTGGTAAATAAATCAGAGAAAGAACTTCCAGTAGGACCACTTCTATAGACGTTCCATGCTTGTTGAGGGCTAATAGCAGTTGCCCAA